CGGGCCTTGGGGCCGTAGGAGCCGCAGGAACGCCGCCAAGCGCCGCCATCAACTCGGGGAAGCCCTGGGCCTCGGGCTGCGCCCTAGCCGCTGCCATAAGCCCCGGAGAGGCGTTCTGGAGGTTGACAGACATATTCCCGAAGTCGCCCTGAACCGTTTGGCCGGTGGGGGCGGATTGGGGCGAGCCTGGAGCCTGAACGGTGGGGGCGATAGGGGCGCTCGGCAGGAAGCCGAAGTTGTAATTCGCCGTCGCCCCACCAACCCTCGCCGCCTCAGATTGGATCTGTTGAGTAAACGCCGCCTTTTGCCGCTCAAGGACAAGCCGTTGCTCTTGCGTCGTGGCCGAACGCATCTGAAGTTGGTAGTTGGCCTCAAATTGCTGTGCGGCCTGCTGAAGCCTCGCCATAGCCGCTTCTCTAGTGGCGGCAACTTGCGCCCGCTTGTCTTGGCTTCCCTGAACCATCTTGCCTAGCGCATCCGGCCCCATGTATTTAGAGGCAACGGCCAGTTTCTCATCTTCGGTTTTGGCGTTGGCAATCTCAGTGCGGAACTGCTGCTCAATCTGCGAGGCCCTTTGCTTCTCCTGCTGCGCCTGCAATGCCTGTTGCAGCCCCATAACGCCCTGAACCTGACGCAGTTGGTTAGCCTGGTTCTGCTGCCCCATCTGATTCCCGGCTTCCCATCCCGCAAGACCGGGGATGTTCGCCAGCACTCCAGCAAGTCCAGCCATAGCTATCCTTTAAGCGGGGAGAGAGTTGGAGGGGCTAAAGCCCTTGAACTCTTTGAGTAGATCGGCAAGCGTCGGTTGGGGGTTAAAGACTTGATTCAGTCCGTATCCCAGTGAGTTCCACATATTCCCTTCGCCTTGGGCAACGGCCTGTTGCGCGCTTGTATTGCCGAACGCCTGCGCGCCCGCTTGGTTGTAAGCGGTAAGACCTCCAAAGCCAGCCAGCCTGTCTTTCTCCTGTCCCAGTTTCCCGAACAGTTGATTCGCGGAATAGTTCTGGAGTTCCTGCAACATCGTGCCGTTGCCGATAGGATTGCCGCCAACAGAAAGCGCCCTCGCCATCGCATCAGTCCCCTGCTGCACCGGCACTTGGACTTCTTGGCTGTTCAGGAAGCTGGAGGGGTCGTTGTAAAGCCCCGCAAGCCTTTCCAGATACGGCGCACCGAAGCCGAGCAATTGATCTCGGTTCGCGCCCTGAAGCCCTGCGAGGTCTTGGAGGGCGTTGTTCTGAGAATTGGAGCCAAGCACGCCTAGCAGGGAGGGAAGGAGTTTCGTCAGGGTCCCGGCGTCCAACTTTCCGGCAAGCTGGCTCAACAGGCCACCGCCGCCTTTAACAAGGGACTCCAGACCTCCGAGTTTGAATGGGTCGTTGAAAATGCCCGAACCACTGAGGCTCATCGGTCCGTTGTAAAGACTCCCGCCAGCATCAGACGGGAAACCAAACTCACTCAGAAAGTCCGAATAGTCCATACCGCCTCCAGATGGATTCACACCCCACGGTGCCTCTGCAAGACCTAGCCCACCAGCGCCCGAGCCGCTACCGAGGCCCATCGCCTCGCGTACCCCACCAGCGCCCATGTCCATCGCGCCACCAGCACCACCCAAGCCGCCAAATCCGCCCGCGTTCAGCCAGTTCGTGATTCCACCCGCACCCGCAGCCATTGCCGCGAAGGTCAGCGGAATCTTCGCCATGTTCACAAACTCACCGAAGAACCCATCGTCGTTCTTCAGTTCGTAATCCACCATCCCAGTAGCAGGGTTGACCTTCCCCGTGGAGCCCTGAATGGTCCCGTCCGGGTTGACCGGCTTCTTCCCCTGCCACGCCTCCCAGTAATCCAGAGGGACAGGGCCACCGTTGGCGTGAAGCGCCCCGTACTTATTCATCATCTGTTGTAGAAGGCCAAAATCTCCGGCTACAAGGTTCTCTGCTTCGCTCATTTATGCACCTATTTCGAACCAGCCAGACATCGTAAAAGTGTCGCCGCTCGCTAATTGAGTCGGCGGGTAAAAGCGTGAGGTCGCTACGTCTATGTGCCCGGTGTCAACAACTACGTTCGTAGAGTCGTTGGACATCATCCCGGACCCGGCATACCCGGTAGCGGCTATCGGCAGATCAACGTAGGAAGTCCCCGCCGTCGTCGCCATCGAAGTCCCGCTAACGTGGACTTGGAAGAAGCATTGCTTGCCGATAATCCTGAACCTGCCGACAACGGTCAGCGAGGTCGCCGTGGCGAAGGAGTAAGTGGGCGTCCATTCCGTCCACCTGTCCTGACCGATCAAGTCCCGAAAGGAGAATCCGTTCTTGTTGAGTTCAATCCCGTCCAACTCATTCACTGTTTCGCCACGTCGAAGGTAATGTCCAAAGCCTCTGCCCTGAACGCACCGTTATAGGAGTGAGTCAGCCGGTAAGCCCTGCCGCCCTTATAAGACCCACACCGGGTAATCTTCGGCTCCATCTCCGTAAGGTCGAACGTCCCGAGCGTGAACCACGTCCGGTAGTCGTCATCACTCGCCTCACACAAAACAGTCCCGGCGTCCTGACGGTCGCAGACAAGTTTCAACTCGGAGACAAACTTCCTCTTACCCGTGCCGTGGTCAATCCTCGCAGTCCTGATCTGGCAGTCGTAGGTCGAGCCGTCGTCCTGATAAATCTCGCCATTCGCCACAGGATTGATCGTGTAAATCTTCCCGCCCGTATTCGACCTGGAGGCCGCTAGAAGCTGATTCGCCGTGCCCGAACTCACCGCATCAATGAAAGTCGCTTCATCACAGTCCCACTCGCCCCAAATGTTGAGGTCGATGTTGTAGACGTACAGACGAACGAAGGAGGCAACCTGCCCTGGCGTGTCCTCAAGGAGTATTTCGTCGCCGCTCTCCAAGAGCAACACATCCCCGGATTCAAGCAACAGGGACGATGCAGGACCGTCAGAGGCCGAGGAAAGATAGAAGGCGGCATAAGCCTGCCCGCCTAGACGGAAGGACGAAGCGTAAATAGCCCCATCCACCGCCACCGTCCCCAGCAGCTTGTCCATCGTCGCGGTGCTGATCTTCTTGGACTGAAGCCCCCGCATCATCCAAACCCCTACATCGCCTTCAAGGGGCGCGGACACATAGAAAATGTCATCCTCGATGCTCGTTACGCTTCGCTGGTCTATCGTCCCTATCTTCTCGAAATGCTGCGCCATCCTTTGCAATGGGCTGCCGGTCGCATTCCCCGCGTTGTAGAACTTCTCGCTTGAGCCCTGTCCGAAGCAGACGATGATGTTCTTCTGCCTCGCCACCGCGATAGGCTTGTCAGGGGCCATCGCGGGGGAGATGAAGTTAGTCGAAGTGTAGGCAGTAACCGAATTGAGATCGCTGTTTCTCAGCTTTCCGTCATCGGTTGGATAAAAGAGGTATCCGTCCATCTCCGCGAAGGCTGAGATATAGGTGCCCGTGGTAATGAAGTCCGCATCCAGAATCTTCGCAATCGGCTCTTTCGTGATTGCTAGATCATTGAACGCCCCGCCCGTGGTAGCGGTGTCCAGAACAGCCGTAAATGCACCGGCGTTGACACTGACAACCCTCGTCCCTGCGGGGATGTTTGCCCCCGCCGTTAGCTTCTGGCCGGGGTAAAGACCCGCCGTGTTGGTGGCTCCCGCTATCTTGATGTCCGTGATCGTGGTCGAGTTATTGCCATCTGCGGTGTAGGCCGTAACGTCTTTGGCCCCGTCAACGTAGTACCAGCCAGTCCCGTCTGAGCTGCGAAGCATGACGTAGGCTGAACTGCTAATCAGCGTTTCGGTGAAATGTAAGGCTCTCCCGGTAATCGTCCCGACGCTGACCGTGCCAACAAAGACTTCCGAGTTCGTATCCCCGAATGCAGAGAGTGTCGCGTTGAAGGCTTGGGGCTTGGCTAGACCTGTTGAGGCGTTACCAGCCGAAACGAGTGAGTCCGTAGCCCATCCCGGCCTGCGCTCCATGTAAACCGAGTTCTTCCCGGTTACGGGATTCTGGACAACGGTGAAGGCGCAATTCAGGAAGCGTTGATCCTCTGGAACACTGAGGGATGCTTCTCCGTCGATTCCTCGTTGATTCATGGAGCCAACGAGGGGGAGCCTGACCGTCTGCATTTACGGCATGTTTCCATAGATGACAACACTGCCGCGAGTCGTATCCACCGCTCCACCTGTTGCGCCGCCAGTCGCCACCATGAAAATCTGCAACGCAGTCGTGGTTCGTGTCCCGCCTGCTTTCTCCTGCAAGATGCAATTAACCGTGCCGTTCGACACAGGAACCCCGGTCACAACCGCCGCGTACTCCGCAGTCTCAAGGGCATTCGTGAAGTTGATCGTGTAGTCCCCAACCCCGTTGTCCGTGATCGACGTTACGTTGTAGGATTCCTCAAGGGCTGGCGTCCCACCGGATACCGTGAAGTAGCACCACGCCTTAGCCGCGCTCGGGTGGTAATGCTGCACCGAGGGAGCGACGGTCGTGTTGGCGCTAGACCCCGCTTCCATCTCGGCCTGAGTCGCACGAGTTGCTACGGCCAGCTCGTCAACCTTGATCTTCTTCGTGGTCGTTACCGATGTGTCAACAATGGGCAGAACATCATCGGCTGTTACTACGTTCGCACCAGTCAGTTCGGTTAGTGCGGAAACTTTTGTATTCGCCACTAGAGCCTCTTAGCTACAGTCCGCCGGACTGGAAATACTGGTTGCTCACTTCGGGGTTAAGGCTGAAGTAGGTATTCCTTGCCTCCAGCCGCTTCTTTTCCATGCTCGGCGTCCACTCTTTGCCGAACGCATCGCAAACCTCAAAACTCAACTCCCACGCGAGGAACCTGAATGCTTCCTGCGGGAAGGCAATGTCATCCGTCGTGGCGTCGTAGTCCTCTGAGGGATACTGGACTGTCAACACAATCTGCTTCGTTACGTCCGTGGGCTGGGAATCCAGCGTTACGCGGGTCGTAATACGCAGAGGCTCAATCAAGATGCAGGTAGGGTCGCCGTCCGCGTACTTGTCGGCTACGCCAACGTCGTAGTCCCTGGCGGTTCTGAAGATGGTCAGTTCCGTATCGTTCAGGTTTTCATCCCTCAGAACGGCAGACTCAATGACCGGGAATCTCTGCGCCCTGCTCGTAAACCAGTAAACGTAATTGCCAGAGGCCGCAGCCGCAGTAAGTGAAGCAGCTACGTCCATCGTGGTGCTGGGAGTGCCTGAAATCGTCGTCCATTGGATCGAGCCGTCGTCCAGTTCAATTCCAACAATGTCCCCGCTCGTCATCGTTACCGTCGTGCCGGGGTTTGTAGTCGTGTCCGTGTTGGATGTAATGCTTAGAGTGGTCTGCCCCAAAGCTTCGTTAGCAGAAATCGTCGTCCTGCCGTAAGCCGTGGTAGCCCTCGCGTCCGTGGAGGCGGGGCCAACGAGGTACATCTGCTGCCCCTTCTGCGGGAACAGGGTCACTCGTTGCCTTGAGTTAATCTTCAGGCCCGGTGCGCCGTCAGCGGTCCCCTGATACTGCTTGGCAATCATGTTCAGCCGCGCAAGCAACATCGTGGAGTCCGACGAAGCAACCGTACCGCCAGAGGAAATGACGATCAGGTTCTCCAAAGCACTTTGTATGACTTGCGCTGCGGTCCTGCCGAAGTCGTAGCTGTTAGACGTACTCACTTAGCCCTCTTTTGAATCTGCATAGGAACCCCTAGAACGCAAGTGATCGCCGCCCACATCTGCGGCGGGCTTATGTGGAATTGACAAAGAGAAGTCCCGGTTTCCTCATGCTTCGGGCAGTCCATCCATGTGTCCGTCCCGTTAGACCCGTGCAACTGTCTGCAAGGACTTTTAGGACACCCCTCGCCTTGGGGCTGCTGCAAGGCAATGGTTTTCACCCAATGCTTTGTCAGCATCTCCTTGGAGGAATGCGACAGACACACAATCTTCGGAACGTCCATCGACCCCGCAGCATTCAGGAGTCCGGTTTCCGTCCCAATAATCAAATCGGCAACTTCGGCAAACGCCATCGACTCGCGGATTGACCACTTGCCCGACTGACGATGTACCCGTTGCTCTTTTTCCCAACCCATTTCGAGGATCTGGCAGGACTGATCCCCCACCAGAACCACATGAACATCCGGGTAAGACAACATGATCCCGGCTATCGCTGCATCCAAGTGCGGCCATACCTTGTGTCCCGAAGAACCAGCCAGGGACCAAAGGACGACTCGCTTACCCATCCTTGCTTTAGTCTTTCGCGCCCACTCCCGCTCAGGCTCCGTGGAGTAAAACTTCGGCCTGTACGGTGGAGGGACTTCGGCTAACTCATGGATAAACTCCATGTAGTTACGGTCCAGCATCTTTGACCTTACTTCGTTAGGCCACTCCCACGTAGTTCTTCCGGGGATCGCTAGCAAAGAGCCTTCAACCGACTCGCACAGGTTGATCCATTTGTCGTACTTCTTTTTCGTGTAGTCCCAAAACTGGAGAAGAAACTGCGGAGGAACCGCATCCTTCTCTTGAATCACGTATCGGTCTACATGGGGGTCGTGCTTGATTGCCTCATACCCTTGCCCAGACTGGCAGTAGAACGTAACGTGATAGCCCTGCTCCTTCAGCCACGGGAGAACGGAACTTGCCTGTATGTTGTCCCCGATGGCTCCGTACCTAACGACTGCGGCGGTCTTTGTGGGCTTGTCCTTCCAGCTTTCCTTGATTCCGCTTTCCAGCTTTTGAAAGATGAGCAAAAAACTGTATTCATCGCCTTCGTTTCTCTCGTCCCGTACAACGAGGTCGAAGCCGTCCAACTCGCTGATAATGTCCTGCGGGTAGAAATCGTGGTCGTGGTCCTGATTGGCGTAGGGAGTTCCTTCGTAAATCGCCCCCACCCTTGTCTCGCCCTTCGCCCTTCTAATCTCGGCGTATTCCTCAATCGCGCTGTCAACCATCAGGTGCTTGTGCGCGTTTGCCTTGATCCACGCCTTCCACTCATCCCGGCCAGAACAGCGGGGGTAGAAGTCAGCGTGAGGGAGATAAAGGGCTAGATGACCCCCAACCTTCACAACCCGCCACCACTCCTTTAGAGCAGCCTTCCAGTCGGGTATGTGTTCCAGAGCATGGCTGGAGAAAACTAGGTCAATCGCTCCGGTCGCGTAGATACTCAGGTCCGTTATGTCAGCCCTGACATCGGGCCGCATCTGGATTCCGAATAACTCCGTGTCTTTGCCTGAGTCAATCCCGATGAAGTGGGGGAAGGCTTTGGAGGGACCACAACCCAAGTCCAGACACTTCCCCCGCATATAGGGGACCAACTCCCACCTTACTTTTGCTGTTTCGTTTCCTTGTGAGTTCTCAAGGCTCCAGGTCATTCCCACGCCATGATGTAGTCGCCGGTAATCTGCTCTTGCAGTTCGGCCCCGAGGCTTTGGAGATACTTCACGGCTTCAGTCTCGCCAACTCCGTACTTGCTGGCGGTGCCGGGTTTCTGCTCAACGATAATCACAGGCTTACAGGCTTTAAGCGTTTCCTCCCCGCCCTTCAGGACGAACAACTCAAAGCCCTCTACATCCACCTTCAGGAAATCAAGGTCCGTGTAGCCGAACTCATCAAGAGTAGAAACAGGCGTGGTCCCGAATCCTCTGGGGCTGACATGACTCTTTCCCGACTGCCCTTCTACTTCGGTCATTCCACAAGTTCCGGGCATATCTCCTAGAGCCACTTCGTGGAGTTTTACCGTTTGCTTCCAGCCCGCGTTTTTCTTCCAGCACTCAATGTGCCTTTGCAGGGGTTCAAAGCACTCAACGCGGTCAAAGTATTGGCCGAGTCCGATGCTCCAGATCCCACAGTGCGCCCCTACGTCAACCGCGAGCCTCGCGTTCTTGACGTATCTAAGGGCGGCTTGAAGTTTGTTCTTCTGGTACTGAATCCCCGCATAGAGCATGATCTGGTCGGTTTCGTCGTCAGGGAGAAATATCCCTCCGTTGACCTTCTTCATGCTTCCACCAACCCCGGAAACAGCCATTCCTTGCGCATTCCCTTGAAGTGCAGAACCTTGCACTCGCACGAGTCTTCACGATCACAGGGGACGTGGTTGTAGATGGGGCCGGGCAGAACCTTCACCTTGTAAAGCCCCGTCCCAATCACTCCTGCAAGGGCCAACATATCCCCAAGCCAGTTCTGCTCCCTCTTGCCCAAAACCTCACAACTGGTTACGCAGTCGTCCCAAAACATCTTTGACCTGGAGAACGTCGTGCCGAGCGTGTAGTGGGCAACCTTCGAGAGTCTTACCGTCTCGCCGTTCAACTCCCAATCGGAATCAACTTCCCTGTCCGTTACCGCAACATCAAAATCCTCATCGAACACATGAAGTACTTCCGACTTGAACCGCACGTCAGGCTCGGTAAAGAGGACTTCGCTTGCCAAATCCATCCCCGCCCTATGCGCTTTAAGTCTCCAGGTCATCAGCGGCGCGTCCATCGGTACCACCACCGCTTCCGCTCCCGCTACCGGCTCCGTCTTTTCGTCCGTCAGGTGAAAGACCGGGACTCCCGGCATGACCTCGTTGACGTTCTTCACCAAATCCTCGGCAATCCCCCTGTAGATAGGGGCAAGCCTCGGGATGCACTCCGAATACGCAAACGCGATTGCCCTCATGGGAAATGAGCGCACACCGCAAGCAATTCCTGATTGACGGGATCAAAGTAGTTCTCTGCCAGCACAAAATACTTCTTCAGGTAAGACCGCCACCAATCCGGCCCGTGCAGGCTGATGTGGGCGTTTCTTCCATCCGGTAGAGTCTTACCCGCCGCCCTGGTCGAGATCACGAATATCGCAATCTTCCCAGTCAGGTCGTGGATGTGTCTCAGGACCGTATCAACACATTCAGGCTCGACGTGTTCCATCACGTCCCCGCAGAACACCAGTTCAGCAGGGCCGGGAGGAGCGTCCAGACCCGGAATGCCGGGGTCGTATTCGTGGTACGTGATTCCCGAGACTTCGGGGAAGGCTTCCAGAATCGCCCTGGTCAAAACGCCCTTACCCGCCCCGTAATCCAGCACCCGGCACTTCCCGTACTTCCTCACGATCTGCGCCGCACCCATGAAGACTCTCGGGGCGTGCTTGCTTCCCGTACTCCCGTACTTCTGCCCGTGGTCCGTGTGCATCTGCTGCTGCATCGCCATGTATGCCGGCGTGATGCAGTAGTTCCCGCCCTTCCTCAGATCCCGGTAAATCTCCAACTGATTCGCCATCAGGGAATCACCGTAAATTTCAACGCCCAGACCGGGCATCAGGTCGAGCAGGGTTACAAGTTCTTCCCCCTGCCTCGCAAGAGACATGGTGGTATAGAACTTCCTGCCGTTCCCGGTTTCGGTCTCAAGGATGTTTTCGCCCCGGGGCTTGGTGTAGGCGTAGCAATTAACTACCCCACCGTCCTTCATCTCCACCGAGCCATCCATGCCGTAATACTCAAGCCGCCTGTATCCCATTGCGACGGCGTAGTAAATCATCCTCGTCCCGCACATCGACCCCCCGCCTATGCCCATCAGCATGGGGTCTTCTCGGGTCATCGCGGCTTGAGCTGCGTCCTTGTCCGACTTCCCGCTCTCGCCCGTAATAGAAGCTGCGAGAAACTTGTGAACCTGAACGCCCTTTTCCTTCGCCCGCTCAAAGAGTTTAGGGTGGCACTGAAGCCCGAGAATCAGGGGAACGTCCTCCTGATAATCCAAGTCCTTCACCTTCTTCTCGGTCGGATCAAGAATGAGGTGGAAATTGGGCTTGATGCCTTTAGCAAGGAGAAACCTGCACGTCTGGTTGGAGGTGTAAACGTCGTATTTATCATCCTCACACTTAGCTTTTATGTCCTCAAGGAAATGCCGGATCGTTGGCCCACCGCCTACATAGACCATGATCTTCGGTGTGTATTCCCTCGGGTGAAGGTTGGGGACATCACGCCGTAGCGCGTTCTCCGCAACCTGCTTCAGAATATCGTCCCTTGTCACCGGAGCCGCCCCGTAGGGCATCTCTGCAAACATTCCGTCTTTGTCCGGAGTGAGACCGTGTTCCTGATACCACTTGGCCAGTTCCTGCTCGTCCACCGGCCTTGTTACCTGCGCGTACACCCTTGCGCCCGCTTGCTCCACCAAACCTCCATAAAAAAAGGCGGGCGCTTCCCCCGCCTGTCTGTCTCCAGAGTATTGATGCTTAGGTCAGTTGCGCCGCAAGGCTGAAGGTCGCCCCCGGAACAATCCGGTACTCATAGACCACCGTGATCTGCGGGGCCGACGCACCAGCACCCACACCGACCTCGTAGCGGTCGGTCAGGCTGGTAAGCGTGCGGTTGGCGGCCATGGTGAACGTGCCCACAAACTCATTGATCGACTCCTCCAGAGTCAAGAGCGCCGCAACGGAGCCATTGAACAGGAGAGTGATAACCAGGGTTGTGGTCGAAACCGTACCGCCCAGGATCGCGGAAATGCCAGTCACCACGCAGGCCACGCGGGAACGGAACGTCAAACCAGGTTGGTTTGCCGTCGCCGTAGTCGTGGCCGCCGAGTGAACGGATTGGCGGATCAAGGTGTAGTTCGGATGGTCGTACTGGAAACTCGCTGCGTATGCCATTTCTATTCTCCAAAAGCGCCCGCCTCCCGAGCGCGTTCAATAACTGCTTGTAGTGGGGTAGGCCACCATTGTTGTTAGCGTCCTGGGGTCTCTCCCGGACGTAAATCTCTACTCGCGGAGCAGACCCGCTCGCGGATTAAACCGCCGAGTCGAACTTGAAGATGCGCCCTTGACCGACGTTCCCGCTGTCGTTATGGGTTATCCCGTAGCCGAGTAGTCCGTACCAGGCAATACCCTTGGAACGCCCGTAGTCATCGGCAATCTTCGCCCGGATTTCTTCCTCGGTATGGACCGCTTCACACACGGTATCCGCGCCAAAGAAGAACACCCAGTCACCCGCCGTATCCCACGCATCCGCCGTATCGGTGAACGGGTCGAACGTGGTCGAGTTCGCAGCGCCACCCTTCGGAACCACGGTCTGCTCAACGAACCTGGTGTCCTCATACCGACCGATTTCACCGTTCATGATCATCTCAAGACCAGTCTCGGTGTATTGGTGGATGGATTCCAGGTCGTTCTTCAGCCCGCGAAGGCCGTTGGGACGGGCAATCGCAAAGTAGCTGCTCTCGGTATACATCGGGACGTTGCGTTCCTTCATCGTGTCAACGATAGAACGAACGTTAATCTTCGACATATTCGCGGAAACAGTCAGGGTCGCCGTGCTGTTGGTCGTGAGATTCACGCCGTCCGCACTGGCGGTTGCCGAAACACGCAGCGGCGTCTTGTTGAACTGCTGGTGTACCAAGCAGTCAATGTCGCACATCGCGTCGTACTTCAGCACCTTCATGATCGGCTGCTTCACGGCGAACTGAGACATCGACTCCAGCATTTCCGTGTACGGAACGCTAAAGCCACGCTCGCTCATCGTGAGAGTGCCCTGATAAACCGTATGGTTGCCTTGCGGGATGGTGTTCGTCTCCGAAAGCGAACGGTTTGCACGGGCCATCATCGGGACGGTATCCCAGGTGAAGGTCTGCCCTGCGCGGGTAACTTTGCCAAACGCATCGCGCACATCTGCGAATTGGCGGAACTTCGAGGTCGCTTGCACGCCCATGCGGAGTTCCTTGCTCAGGTTAAGGCTGTAGTAAAAGCCCCCCAAGCTGTTGGTCAACCAAACTTGTCCAGCCATTGTTATTCTTTCTATTCAGTGGGAAGCCCCCGTGCCTTCTTCATACGACGCAGGCTCTCTTCCCTCGTTTCTTCTTTGGGCTCCGCTGGCGCTTCGGCTCTCGCCGCCGCTGCCTTGGGAGGCTCGCTGATGGAAGCCTTACGCGCTTCCTTGTCGGCCTGTGGGCTGGTAGTGCCCTCGGCTGGTGCGGACGTTACGGGCTGGTGTTGCCTCGGTAACGCACCGCGAATCTGGTTTCCGATGCCACGGTAGAACTCGACCCAATTCACCCGCTCGCCTTTTTGACGGGCAAGCTGAACGCCTTCGTTTCTCAGCACAAGGGCGGTCTTTAGGAGAATCTGGTTCGTGGCAATGTCGGGAAAGTCTTTATCGAACTCGGCTACGGCTTGGTCGTGCCGCATCTTTTCAGTCGCCTGTTCGATGATCTGATTGGGGTCAATCCTCTGCCGGGAAAGAACCTCCTTTAGTGCTGCGGCGGATTCCTCCGGCGTGCCAAAGCGGATCGTGTCCACCTTGGATTGGATGAATTGATCCTCGGTCTGTGTGGGCTGGGCAGGGGTCTGTTGCTTGACCATCTGCGCCATCAACTCCTGCATTTGCTTCGTCTGCTCTTTAGCTTCCTTAAACCTGCGTTCCGCCGCCTTAGTCATCTGGAAGGCTTTAAGCCCACCGTATTCCTCGACTTCGGTTTCCGAGACCTCAAATTCCTCCCCGTCTACCTTGGCCTTGACCATCTTCGGCGCGGGAGGGGCTTCAGGAGCCGTTTCTAGGGCTTTGGGCGCGTCCGGGGCGGCTTCCTCTACCTTGGGGGCATCGGCCTCGGCGGGCTTCTCTGCGGGCTTCTCAGGCTCTTTGGGGGCCTCGTCTTTTGGCTCTCCACGGTTCTCTCGAATCTGCTCCCTGATGCGGATCTGATCCTGATTCCCGCGAGGAATGGATTTGAGAAAGTCTGGAGATTCCTTCTTCGCCTCCGGCTCGGATTCGGTCTGAACCTCGGCCTTGCCTTGTTGACCCCTTGCCTGAAGTACGCGGGCAGCTTCACTGGCCTGCTCCGCAGCCGCAATCGCGGCATTGCTACGACGCCCCATTAGCTCTCCTGTTCTGTCTGCTGTTTGAATATCTCAATCGCCTGGTTGCCGGTATTTACAAGACCCTCCAGCAGTTCAACGAACATCTGCCAGCGAAAGGCCCTGTTTTGCAGTTCCCGAATAGCGATTGTGTTCTCCGGGTCCGCCTTTAGAAGCAAGTCCTGCACAATCCTGATTTCCTGATCCGCCACGCCTTTAAGAAACTTTCCCAAATTTCCCTCAAGGAAGCTCTTGGCTTCGTCGCCTAGTTCGGCTTCTGCTACCAGTTCATCCAGCTTCAATGAAGGACCCTTGAGAGAAGCAGCGCGTGAATAATGGCCTCGTCCTCATCTGAGAACGGGTCCTCATCAATAATCCTGATCGGTATTGCGGTTTCGGCCAGAACCTTTGCCAAGGCTTCGGCCCGTTCTTCCTGGTGGGCAAAGTCAGCCCAGCGGATAACCTTTGATTTCTGTTTCTTTAAACTGGGACGCTTCCTGCCGCCACCCCCTCCCTGCTCTTGGCTTATCTCTCCGAAGAACCCGCCACCGAAGAATGTCCCACCGAAGAAATTACCCATCTCACCTCATCGCCCCCGTCACAGGGGAGCCGTGCGTGGCCCCCAGGTTGTGCAGCACCTCGTGTCCCAGGTGCAGGATGCGCTCGTGGTCGTCCCACCCGCGAGGCTTGGTGGTGTAGATGCGCTGGAGTGATTTGCCATCGCCAACCGTGGCGCAGGCCAGCGTGCCGGGAGGGCAGTGCAGCGGGATTTCCGACTCCGGTACGAACTGAACGTCGGTGCAGAGAATCCCGGACTGCGGCTCTTGAATGAATGGCGTCCCAGCGCAGCCCACCATGAGCAGCACGACCACGATCGCGCTCAGCAGCAGCGCGGGCCTCCGATAGAGTCGATCATCGGCCAGATGGTCGCGCCACGTCAGGGGGCGGCGGTCGTCCATTACGCGGGCATCTCCGGGGGCGAGAGGGCGGCGACTTGGGCCTGCAACTGCGCGATCTGCGCCCGCTGCACCTGAATCTCAACCTCTTTCGCGCCGAGGATTTGCAGCACTTGGGCGATGTTGACTTCGTTCACGGGCTCGGTCATGTCATCTCCACGTCAGGCACAACAACCGGGCCACGCTCGCGTTCAAGCCGCGAGCCCTCAACGTCCACGATCAACTGGCGGGCGCGGCCGATCAGCCACGCCTTGCACTCCGCTCCGGTCGCTGCTCGCGGCTGCGGAGGGTCTCGCGTGTCCATGAGTCCGTGCGCCTTGCCGAGAGCGGCGGCGAAACGCTGGGCGTTTTCTGTTGAGTAGGTAATGGTGAGGGAGGGCATGATTTATCCTTACGCTTCGATTGCAATTTGTTGGGCAACGCCGCTGCCGAAGATGACCATTAGCTGCGTTTTCCCTGCGCCGTTGTCCTGAGTGAACAGGCGCGCAGAGTTTGCAGCGCCAGCAGGGGCGGTCATTTCGTCGGCCTGTATGTACCCGACGTTCTGCGTGTTGGTGAGCTTGAGGCTGCCGGCGAAGCTCCCCGCAGCGCCAGTGCCTACGCCGATCAGACCTGCGGAGAGGCGTGTGAAGGCGGTATCTATCGCCTGCGTTGCGTCGTTAGACACTCCGCTCCAGCCGAAGGTCGAGCCTGTATTTCCGGTGAGCGTGAAGCGCCCGACTGATGAGCCTACATCTCCGATGTATGCCACGGGCAAATACGAAGCAGACGTTGCGATTGCCCGCAAAGATGAAACGTACAGGTCTGATCTTGCGGTTCCGTCACCATTAAGCAGTTCCGCTACATAGCGGAATGACGTTCTGCCTTTGAGCAAGAAACCGTCAGACGATGAAGCCGTTCCTACGATCAGTTCTGCGCCTGCGGTAAGGCTTCCTGTTTTCCCGAGACTCAGCAGATTCGTCGTCCCCGCCGCCCCGCCGAGGATCTGCATCGCCAAAGCACCAGCAGCCGATGCCGTGTCGGTTATCGTGAACTTCAATCCGGTGAACGCCACTCCTGCCGCGTTCCACGTCTGCGTCAGGCTGAGCGCGTTTACGTCTGTGGTGGCGGTGCCTGCGGCAATCTGCAAGCCAAGCCCTGCGGTCGGCCCCCATTTCAGCCCACTTGACTGCTCCAGCGTCGTCCCGTCGCTCGCATATAGCAGAGCGTTCGCGGTCAGGCCGGAGAGGCCGCCGGTCATTCCGGCATTCCAAGCAATTGCCCCGGCTGCGGAGAACGTCCCGTCAGCAAGGGTTGGGGGGGTTACGTTTACCGTGATAGCCATTAGCTCACCGCGATTTCTTCTTTGCTGCCGTCGTCGTAATCAATGACCGCCGCTTTTGTTTTCTTGTCCTCACCGCGCTTCAGACTGATCCCCTTGGGCTTTTTCTTCGGGGCCGCAAGAACTCCGGCCACCGCGCCCAATCCCCCTCTGAGGGAGTCAATCTGCGTTTTCATGTCCCCCATCGCGCCGCCGATTCCATCCCTTACCTGCTCAACCTCTTTCAACAGGCTTTGCACGGAATCCGATACCTGAGATACCCGCGCCTCATTGCTGGATTCAACCTCCGTGTTCTGAAGATCGAGCTTCGCCTTTTCAGTCTCATGGGCGATTTTCTGAGCAAGACCAATCAACTTCGTCCGCTCGCCTTCCAACTTCATCTCCGCTTGCTCTAACGAAACCCTCAACTCAGCCGCCCGGAAAGGAGCCTCCATCTTTGCAAGTTCAGCTTCGCCCTGGCCTTGGGCCATTTCCAACTGTATTTTCAGTTTCTCCAGTTCAAGCCTTTGGGCCTCCAGAGCAAGTTCCGCTTCCCTGATCCTCAAGTCTCCTTGGACCCGGAACGAATCAACCTGAAGTTCAGCGGCCTTCACCCGTTCGGTGCTTTGGAGTTTTGCCGCGTCCACTTGTTGTGAGGCTTGCATCTCCATTTGCTTACCTTGCAAAGCCTGTTGAAGCTGCTGGACCATCTGCATCGCTTTGACAAGCCTGGGGTCGCCTTCACCCCAGAACCTTGTGCCATTGCGGTAGCCCATGTTGGAATAGGCTTCTTTCACGAACTCCATCACGTTGAAGTTAGGAGGAGCGTTTTGAATCGTCGCCAGCACCGCTTGAGTCCCACCGATCAACTTCTGGAACCGCTCGTTAGGATTGGAACTCCCCATCCCCACATTGACGGTGACATTGACTTCCTGATTCAAAAGCCGGTCGTTGATCGCCGAAATACCAAAACGCTGGAACAACTTTGCATTTTTGGCACAGACGCTCAGCACCACTTCGTCTGTTTCGTAATGCCTTTCAAGCAGGAGAAGCTGTCTAAGCACCGGCTCCCACCACGTCTCGATGATGGTTCTCAGGAGATAGTCGGTCATCAGACCGGCCCCTTGAGTCGCCAACTTCGCCCCGCCTAGCGTGTCTTTAACCGCCTTATTCACATAGGACGTACCGGGACTGAAGTTACCCGCAACATCGTCCATATCCGCATTGATCCGGTCCTGCTCGGCATAGGAAGAACTGGTAACGTCAGGCCAGTTGGATTCCTTGATGTCCGTGTTCGGGTCTGTGGTAAGGGTTACGCCACCGGGCACGTTTCTTACAAGGCTTTGTACGTCTACCTGCCTGCCTCTTGCGACGATCCATCGCTTATTCAGGACGAACTTGACATTATCAATACGCTGGTTCGCAATGTCGTTCGTTTCCATCTGGAGGGGCTTGATGAGGGTGGGCATCGAGGACTTGTATGCCCGGTGCGTCTCCAGAATCGCACAACCCATTACATACGGCCTTTTCCCGTGGAAGTAGACTTCCTCAATCGGCTTGGCATCCGTCAGCATTTCTTCGGTGCCGAGCGTATAAAAGGTGTGGTCTACGCCCTGGTCGTCCTTCATGAACCATCTCATGACCCAAACGATGTCGAAGGACTTGATTGTGGTGTGTTCCTGGGCGGGGTCTTGCTTTCCGTCCCTTGCCTTTTTCGTGGAATCCATAACGTCGGGTTTCGCACGAAGAATCACCGCATCATCGAACTTCTTCCACTTGGGTTTTCCGGTCTTTGTGTCTTTATTCAGCATCATCGCCCGAACGTCGCAGACGTACATCGGGATGATGTCGCACAAGTAAGGACTCGTATTGATCGGGTCGAGCCAATTAGCCCCGCCATCAATGCGGATGTTCTCGATGGGCCTTAATTCAACACATGGTTGGTCTTTGATCTTCCTGCTGTTCCTGACCTCGTATTCCCAATACTGGTAGGAAACAACGGCCCCTGTAGCCTGAGCGTCCTGAACGCCGCCCATGCAGACCTGAAAGGCGGGGATCGTTCTGCCTAGCCGGTATTCAAGCAAAGCCTTATCCGCCGCCGCCCCCGCGACGTTCATCACGTCGTCAGGATTTTCCGGTTGAATGTCCACCACTTCCATGTTGCTAAAAAGGGCCACCGCAGCAGCGGCCTCGTTCTTACGGATGATGGAGCGAGTCTTGGGCCTGAAGATTCTGGAGCGTGAAGCAAACTCAGGGGAGAGGTATTTAGAACCTTGCGCGTGTTCGTTCCTAAAGGCTCTGAGGGAATAATCCCAATCCGACCTGTGATTGGCGTCTACGAAAGCACTGGAGCTTTCATACGCCTCTTGTGCCAGAGTGAGAAAATTCATCAAGGTTCCTGTTTAAGTGCTTGCGGCCTCGGTTCTGTGCGTAGAGGCTCAACCTTCGTGTCCAGCACAATCGACATCGGGAGCGGGTCTTTGGACTCAGGTGGTTGGTAGTTCTTTGGAACCCCTTCAACCCACTTCGAGGATTCCCCGTCCCACATACCTCTTTTAAGACCGGCCCTTTCCAGCCACTCCCCCGCCATCCTTATGACCTGCCGGGACATCTCACTTGCTGAGTAAATATTCTTCAGCTTGCAGTTCATCCCCCAATTTGCGGGGAAGTCCAGATGCCGGATGAAGAACCCGCCGTCATAAACTCTCACCGCCCACGGATGCCCCGGATAGGCGACGGTTAAAGCATTCAGGATGTCGTGGGCTTCGGCGTGCTGTGTGGGGGTCGCGCCTTCCTCGTATAAGATCAAGACTTGATCCCGTGCGTTGCGGCAGTCATCAGGTCGCGGAACCGCTTTGAATCACCCGTGCCATGACACTTCTTACAGCCCTTGCCCTTGCATCCCTTGCACTTCATGGAGTTCAGATACCTAGTCAAAGTCTGGGCTGCTCGCATAGATAGCGGCATCGCCGGTCCTCAGTTCAAACTTGCGCCCATTGGAGAACTCGTAAGCAGGCTCGGGAGCGTTCCACTTCGGCCCCCAAAGGCGTTTAATTTCCGCGCTCAAGTTAATTTCCGTGAACGTCGGGTCGTTTTCGTTGTTCATGTCAGTCCTGGAATAAAGGAGGGTCGAGCTGCATCCCCGCGTCTGAGAAGTCGGCCACGGGGTAAGCAAAAGTCAGGGACAGAGAATCGGCCAAGTCGGGAGAAAACCCGTACTTGTCCATGATGTCGGACTTCCGATCCAGCCTGATGCGGCCTTTATCGGTGTAGTCGTACTCAACGCAGGTCAGTTCTTCTTTCAGTCTTTGCGATTTCGGGAGTTCACAACCCGCCTCAATAAACTCCTTCATCTCCCACCACATCTCGGCGCGCTTATTCAGGAACCTTGGATTCAGGGAGGCGTTCCCCCCATTTACATCGACAACGGGGAAATTTAACTGCCTCAACCTGTCCACTACTCCAGCGCCAATCCCCGAGCCGTCAACAAACACTTGTAAAGGTCTTTCCTTCTTAATCACTTCCGCTACATGGTGAGCGGTGATCATCAAATCCTGTTTCGGTAAAATCTCGATCTCGCTTACCTTCCTCCCCTGCCTGATACAAATCGTGGAGGAGTTCTCGCCAAACCGCGCTACGTCCACCCCCATGACCTTCGGGAGCATCTCCCAGCCTTCAGCCTCGTTCGCCTGACACGTCTCAACAGCCTCGGTGCTGATCAACTGCCGGGTCGCAGTCTTGGGGAATAGACCCCTTACCCGCACCCGAGCCTGATCCGTGTCCGCACCGCCGTACTGCTCTACAAGTCTTTCCAAATACGGCTTATTCGCCGCCTTGCAGGTCCGTGAATCAATCTGCCAGGTCAGCCAGGGCTTACCCTTTAACTTGTGGAAGCAGTCGTAAAATCGCCCTACGTTCCTCGTCCCGTTCCCAAACACCAGCCAGATGTTCTTCTTGGTCGTAAAAACACCGTCCGTCACTTCCCAAATCTTGTCGCTGATCTTCGATGCCTCATCAAACACCACCAGCACGTTTTCTTCGTGCGTCCCCGCAAAGGCCTCAGTGTTGTTCTCACTCCACGGAATCGCGTGCGCCTTCCACGTCTCAGGATGAGTCTTTAGGTAGTAACTCGTCGCCGTCCAGTCAAACCAATCCCGGTTGGCACTCAACTTGTGCCACTTCGCCAACTCTCTCCAAGTCTTAGTTATTAACTGACTCTCGGTGTTCGCCGTACAGACGACTTGAGGATGGTCCCGGCAACTCATGAACCAGTGCATCCTCCGCGCTACATAAGAGGTCTTTGCCGCCCCGTGACCACTCGACACCGCAATACATAACGGCATCGTCTCGGGCCCATTCAAATACCCCGTGATCGCGTCATCCACCTCCTTGTGCCACCAGTCCTGCGGCTCCCACCCAGCTAACTGCCCAACACCCCAGTCGTACATAAACCTGTCAAATCGCCCAGGATCGTTCGCATACTCAACACACGCCTCCTGCAACTCCTTGTCCAACTCCTGACGACTCATTTAACTAAACGCCGCTTTCTCATGTATTCCCGTTGGTAGGCGTTGTATGCTTCTCTGGAACGACGATTACAAGTGGTGCCGGTCGTTGGCTTGCCGGATTTCTCCGCATGCACAGCCCCAACGCTTTCGGTATCCCGGCCCGATGGCTGTGAGGAATACCCGGCTCTGTTAGTCGCATCCTCTTTCCTGTTAGTCGCAGCGTTAGTCGCAAAGACGTGCCCCTGATACCCCTCATGCCTCGTCTCGCAAATCTCACACAGCGGCTTCACTCGGCTCCAGACTGGAAATTTTTATAGAAAAATTGAGGCTCGGACTCCCTACCTCTCCCGTTCCACCTCGCCCCGCATGGGACCCGCGCAGCCGACCCGCCAGCGCTGCGGCCCTGGGATCGATTGGGTCCCCCGGCGAAGCCTGGCCGACTTGACATAATGAACATTGGACGATGTGCGCCGCACCAAACACATTGAATCAATGACTTGCGCGGCTACTCTTTGGGCGTTGAGGCAGAATCCTCTATGCTGCGCTGCGTTTGTGGCTGCTCAGCAACGGGTTCGGCCTCGATTACGCGCTCCCTGGCGCGTCTCAAACGCTCACCCAAGTCCCCTACCTGCTCGACTGTAACGTGCTGCTTCGGCTGGTAGTCGGGGTCTATGGCCTGCAGTTCCCATTGCGCGGACTTTAGTTTCTCGCGTGCGCGCGCGAGGCTTAGGGGGTCGTCGGCAACCTCTAGCTCTTCGTTGCCGGTTTCTTTTCTGTCATGAGCGCGGACGAGTTGGACGTGTAGCCATTCCTTGGGGGCTACCTGCCTTAGCCAAGCTACTAGGGACTTGCGAGATACGCCGTAGGACTTGGCGATCTGGCTTGTGGTCTGCTCGGACATGTAGCGTTCTAGGACTTCGGTGGGGGTTAGGTGGGGTGGGATAGCTTGCACCTCACCTGAGGTTGGGTCGCGCCTTCTTGGGACGGAAGCCCTTTGCTGCTTCGGGCCGCGTTTAACTCCGTCGTCAATCCTTACATGCGCCATTCGTTTAGCTTCTGCCTTTGTAAGCCTGGATCGTCCCCTGCAGGGCTCGGATAGTGTTCTCTAGCAACTCGATGCGGTAGCCGAGTACCTGAGTGGCCCTAACCTGGCCTGCGTGGTCTAGGGCGCCTTCAGATAGCTTTTGCAAGCATTCCAGCGTCATTTGTTCCAGTCTTTCCGTGCTTATGGTTCCCGGCTTGAGTCCAGAGTCTTTGGGCATCGTCTTTTGTTTTAGTTACCGGCCCAGAGGCTTTGCAGCTGGGGCAGTGGCAGTACCAGGCTATCTCTCTACCCGGCCAGTCCCAATCATCCACAAATGATGCAGCGCCGCAAAAGGGGCAGTCCATAGGGTCCGATACTGTATAAAAGATCAGTTGCCGAACGTCTAGGCTTAGTTTATTGTGTGGTCATGTTCAACGCACACAACGAGGAGATTCAAATGAAAGCCAGCAAACATCTTTTCGCCTACCGCCGTTCCTGCATATTCCTCTACGGCATGACCAGTCGCGGGTTTAACCGCGCCCACGGACTCAAGGCGGCGAACGCTAAAACACGCGCCTTCATCGCCTCAATCCGGGGCGGTGCTTTTGGCAATACTCAATACACCGCCTAGGACGCAGCGCGCAGGCTCCGGCCTGCCCAGTGCGCCTTAACTAACCAAAGGAGATGCAGATGGACGACGACCAGCAAGACCTCGCAGCACTCCGCGCCCTGCAAGTAAACGGTTTCGATCCGCTCGCCGCAGCGCGAGACTATCCGCGCCTTGAGGCTGAGAACGCGAAACTGCGGGATGCGCTGGACAGAATCGCCGCCATGCTAGACGAGAACCTAAACGGCTCTAAACACGAATCGTCCCTTTACAGCGGTAGCAAGGTCAGTAAAAAAACTGGCTACCAAATGGCGCTTGTAGCCGCCCGCGCCGCACTCACTCGCTAAGGAGCAGATAAATGACCACCACCGAAGCCCGCGCCGTTTTCAACTCAGTCATTGCCACCGAATCCAACCCCGATCGGGTCGCAAAGCTGGAGCTTCTGCGCGAATACTTCACGAACCCCGAGTTCCGCAAGGCGCTAGAGGATCACGTTTGGGAACTGACGCAGAACTGCTGCGGCGATGCCGCTTGTTACAACATGAGCAGCGGAATTCCCTGCGCAGCCCTCGCCAATGACTAAATACCTCACCCCAGCCGGATTCGCCGCCCTGCACGGCAAGTCAAAAGCCCGCGTTCACCAGTTTTTAGTTCAGGGCCGAATCAAAGGCGCGCAGCGGATCGATGGCAATGGCTGGATCATCCCGGCATCTGCCAGATGGCCCGCCAAGGCACCAGGACGCCCGAAGGACAGCTAGTTGTAGGTCCGCCCCGCGCTCGGCCTGCTCCCCGTTAGTTAAGAGGTTATCGGAGCCGTTCCGGTGGGGGCGAATTCGGTTTACTCAACACACCGCGTAAATTTACTCAATTGGATTGAGTATTCCGGGCAGTTTATAGACCGCTCGGAAACTACACCCAGGGTTTAGTTATCCATCTTATATAATTGAAAAAGCCGGTGTTGAGTCGCGCCCCTGTCAGGAAACGCTCAACACCGGCTGGAGTGGCACCCCTCGCAGGGAACCTATTCACATCACCACCCCGAAAGGAGGTGAGGCAAATAAAGCAACTGTCACTGGACATACCGCTGCCCGAAGGATGGATGTACATCTTCCGGGCTTCCATCACCAACCCACGGACCGGCTGGACCATCTTCGCCAAGAACTACGGCAAGAAGGCCTTCCGATTCCCGGTGAAGATCGAGCCGACCGTAAAGCGCACGATCTAACCGTCTAACCTTGGGGTGCGCAGGTAAGCCGCCTGGTCCTCCTAAGACACCGGCGCGGGGCTCGATTCCCCGGCACTCCATTTTCAACATTATAGCGCCGCCCACCCAGGCGGCTTTTTTTCGCCCTTACGGTCCCGTTGAAATCGATTGCAAACCGTAACTTGGCGTCAAGGGATACATGCGCGCCAAGGTTGGTTGCAAGCGATGGAGTCGAACCATCTTCTCCGGGTTATGAGCCCGGCGTAGAGCCGTTCTACTAGCCTGCCTTAGAGATAGTGGTGCCTGCGGGAGATTTTACGAGCTGGTGGTACGCAACCCCAGCGCCGCGATGCCCAAGTTGTACACCAATTACTGTCTAAATTGCCACTGATTGCTTATACACTGGTATTTTGTCCAGTGCAAGTGCGCGTTAGTTCCCGCGCCTATTCCATTTCTTGTTCCAGTAGATTCGGCCATGCATCTTAAAGAATCGCTCATCCGCCGCCGACCACTCAGCCTCAATTAAACGACTCTCTACGGCTTGCCAGAATCGCTTGAGAGCGTGGCTGTAGTCGGGGTAGCCCGATGCCTTGGCCCTCGCCGAATAATCGCGCCTGCCGCGTCCTGAGCCGAAACAAGTAGGACATTCGGCCCCAGGCGTTTCCTCAATCGTCGCAGGACTATCCGGCCCGTAAATAAAAGGCACCCTGCCCCGCCCCTCGCATCTCAAACAGGGGAACAGCATCTCTTTAACTAAAAGGCTGGCGACGGCTTTTGTGGCAACCTTTACCTTGTCCCTGCGTTCCTGCTTCCTCACGCAATTAAATACCGCCGCAATCAAATCCCGCACCCTCGCCGCGTCGTGCGGACTGTCCCCGGCGCACGCCTCCTTTGCTTCAATTATCAGAACACCTAGAGGCCGGTGAATCGCCGTCAGCCCAAGGGAGCGGACGATATCAATGTCCACTGTCCCCGCTTCCCGATCTATGTGCCGGTGGGATAGGTCTGAGGAATTTAAGGCGCGGGCGATTCTCGACATTTAGGCCGATTGCGTAGAAACATGCTCAGTTGTTGCAGATTGCGCAACAGGTTCCAAGTACCGATAGCCTTTAGGCTCCCCGGTCCTATCCAGCACGCGCTCCCGGTGCAGCCTGCCCAGCAGCACAGCCGCGTTCGTTGGCGTGATCCCGAGTTTTCCCGCCACGTCCCGCGTGCTTACAGGTCCGTCTTTCACCATTCCTAAAACATCCTCTTTGCGACTCATAGCACCACCGCCTTTCCCGATTTAATCCATCCCTCGATTACAGAATGGTGGCGACGATACTGCCTAGCCGCCGCGTTGACTGACTTGTAAACTCGACCGCGTATCTTCACCGCCTTGTATTGCCTTTTCTCTCGCGGCGGGGGCCTCTTTAGCGGCTTGTCCAGTAAATGCGTCCGCGAGACCTCCATCCGTAAATCAGGGGGCAACGAAGGCAGTAACCAGCCCGGTTTCATTCTGCAAACAGTCTCTTTACGTTTTCGGGGTGAAATCCATACCCCAAAAGCGCCGCCTCGATTAACTTGCCAATCTGATCAATGTTTAAGTCGTCGGCAATGTGCCCAACCGTTACGGACTGCTGCTCCGGGTAGTCGCCGCTCGTCGGCTCTATCGTGATCTTCATCGTTCCTCCAGCTTCGCCAGAATCTCCGGCGTCGGTTGTCTCACCAGCGTCCATGGGCACTTCATCCGGCACCACAACACCTGTTCACGCTCTTTAACAGACTGCGGGATGTGGCAGCGCGGGCAGTGAGGGAATTTGGGATCGTTCACAGAATCGCCCATAAAACGATCCCCAAACAGATAATTATCACGCCAATGTAGATCGCTTCTTCCAGGTCATCGCGCATTCAGTTCCTCCACCAGTTGCATCGCCGCTGTTCTAAGTTCCTCGGCTAGTCGTTTAGCTTCGGCTGGCTTGCGATTTATGTGCGCTTTCCAGCACAAATCCTTTAACTGTTGGATGCGGATAAAGAGGGCGGGAGCTTCGTTCATTTCTTCAGCATCGCCCGCAACGCTTGGCCTTCGTCCTCAACGATGTACGCTTCCCCGGCCCAATCGCGGAAGAATTTCTTCTGTTGCTCGGTAAGACGCCATGCGCCTTCAGGGTTCTTGACCTCTAGCAGCACGTTCCTGCCTTTCAGCGCGACTACCAGGTCCACGGGTTCTTTGATGTAGTGGACGGTGCAGCCGATGCCGCGCAGAGCCTTGACGATGGCCTCTTGCGTTCCGTCGGTGCGGGCGGCGCGTCTCATTTCTTTACCGTCCCATCCAAGCATTGATTGATGCGCCTCGCTAGCAGGCGGGCGTCCTTGCGCGTAAGCGTCAGGCAGAATCCGTCTTGCCTATTGCCGGGGAAGAAACTAACAACCAAGGTTTCGCCCCGCGCTGCCACAGACTGATACGGGCGGGTAAAGTCAAGCCGCGTACACCAAATCGCGTTCTCTAGCCTGCGTTTCACGCCGCCTCCCTCGACCACCGCACGCCCCACTCCACGCCCTGCGCAATCACGTACTCGCACAGGCTCGACAACTGTTCCTTGCTCATGCGGTGGGTATGTCGGACTACGATGTCCATTCCATGCCCGTCAAGCGCCGGATAGATTTCCACGCTGCGGCCCTCGCTCCGCTCCCATGCGTAGGTAAACAGGCGCTTCCAGGCTTCAATGTCCAGCTTCTGCCCAGAGCCTCTAGGCCAGTCCACTTGCGCGGCGATGTCGCCTAGGGTTGCGTGCAGCAGGCTGTTTTGTTCATGCGTCCTCTGCCGCAGGACAGCAGCGCAGCGTGGACATTTATCTATGGTGATAACGGTCATTCGCCCAGCCTGTATCTGGCAGCCCGCGTTCCGGGCTTGACCTCGACCATCGTTGAATAGACCGGCCAGCCGAGTTTCCTCAGGTCCGTACACCGCTGCCCACAGGTCGTGATTCCATACGCGGCATAAGCCTCGAATGTCGTGATCGAACCGAACTCCTGAATGTGGCGCAGAATCTTTCCGCATTGCGAGTCGGCAGAGGGAACCTCTACCGGGCGTGCGGAGAAATCGAGCGCCGCCTGTATCACCCGAACCTCGACGGATTGAACGCGCAGTTCATCCCCGGACTTCTCCAGAACCACTTAGCCCGGTACTCGCAGCGAAGGAACCCGTGCGGGCCGGGACGACTGTGCTTGCAACTGGCGCAATCCTCCACGGCGTTCCCGGCCTTCTCCCGCCGCGCTTCTTCGGGGGCTTCATGCGGCAAGCCTCATCCCCTGACGACCACGCATAGACTGGCGGATTGCTAGATCGCGCCGCTCACGTTCCTCAAACTCCGCAGCCCACAAGTAGCCTTGTCCGTAGTTATTGAATTTTTGCGCACTTAAGCGCTCTCGAAACTCGCTACCCTTGTAGCGCGGCCCAAAGACAACAACGGTTCCATCAGGCCACACCGCCGCCACGCTTATCTCGTCGTCCAACCCATTTCCGATGTTCATGCCGCCATCCTTTCTTCATCGTCCTGTCCTGGTTCGCGCTCAACCGTGCTATGCCTGCTGCCCGGAAGTCTTGCCAGCGCCTCACGCGCAATCGCCTTCGCCTTCTCGCCATACTCCGTGGATGACAGAACGCGCTCCCAATGCTCACGCGGAGATGGCTGCGTCTTGCCCGCAAGAATCGCCCTAATGCCAGCTATGATTTCCATGCCGCGCTCGGTAACGTAATGCTCAGGTCGTGGCGATGCGTTCTGTGCGCGCTCATAGGCCGCTTTGCTTTCGCGCTGCACAGTGGCCGCTTCGTTGCAAGCCTTCCAAACATCGGACGGAGCAGGGAACCGCTGGTGCATCTTCGGCCAGCCGAGCAGTATTCCCATGACTCGCTCGGTAGGAAATTCCTTCAGCGCGTCGAACCAAACCTCCAAAGCCTTCGCCGTTACCGCTCCCTTGCCGTAAACCTCTGCCAGCGCATTCAGTTGATTGGCAAGGATCGTTGCGTCAGTTTTCAGCATCAGTCCCTCAGATTCGCAATGACGCCTGAGTAATCCGGCGTCCCGTTCGCCCGAGCCTTAGCCGGGGGGAATAACCCCTGCCAGCCATTCGCTAGGCTGTTGGCGACGATTTCGTTTGGGTCGAACCCCGCAGCCCGAAACCCCTCCAGCTTCTTCAGGGCGGCTTGCAGGGAACCTGGCGTGTTGCTCTTTGCCTTGCGGACCTTGAGCCATTCGGTCCATGTCTTTGAGTCAAGCCAATCCGGGAGCGGCACAGCCGCGACCTTTGTTTTTGACTTACCTGCTTTTGTTTCTGATACTGCTTCTGATACTGCTTCTGATTGCATTACCGAAACATTACGCACCGTTACACCACCATTACCGGCCCGGTGTTTAGCTACCCTTTCCCGGTTCTTCCGCATGGATTCAGCGCGTTGAACGATGTCTCGGTACTTGCCAGCGTTGAGCACCATCCAGCCGTAAGGGACGCGCTCTATACGCCGCCCTTCGTGTTCCTGGGATGGGTCTGACTTGTCCGGGGACTCAAGAGCCTTCAGCGCCCCATCTACTGCCTCAAGGGGCACCCGCGCCCTAGCAGCCACGTTGCCAGCGGAGGACAGCGCGACAAAGCCGTCCTCGTCCATGACGGCAAGGAACGTGATCCAGACCAGCCGGGTAGCGTCGGACTCAAGCCAAATGGTCGAGTCCAGAATCTTGGTGAACAGTTTGTTGTACATGCTATGCGCGCCGCCGTACGGACAAGCGCGCCAACGTACCGACACACTGCGAATACTTGGCGCGAACCTTGCGCGGAAAAAAAGGCGTCAAGCTTTGCCCCCTTTTTTGTCGTCCATTCCCGGCAAATCCCTTGAAATCCCCGTGATGTCATCGGCGCTAAGGCGGAACCACTCTCCATTCACACGCTGAGAGGCAAACTTTCGATGCAGGTACTTCTCCGCGACGTGCCGATCTAGTACATCGAACACCGCGACCGCTTTGTGCTTAAACGGCAAACGCAGAACTCTGATTCGCGCCTTCGCGTTCTTCGCTTTGCCAATCTTGAAATAGCGTCCGGCCTTGATGATGTAAACCTGCCCCGAGGCGACATCTGGCAGGAGTGGGGCCGCAGGCTTTCCCGGCGTCCTGTCGTGGCCGTAGATGTACTCGTTAAGAATTTGCGCGGCGGCATTGGCTTTCGTCATGCCGTGTCGGCGTGCGTACTCTGCAAGGGCTTTGCTGCCAGCATCCGAGAGCCTGACGTGCGTGCTGACCATCATTTTCCGCCCCCTTCCGCCGCTTTCCGCACGATTCCGCTGCGCTCCAACCGCGCGGCCAGTAAAGTAAATTCATGCCATTCACCGCAGATCGCTTTTTCGAGCAGTTTCGCGCCCAGGGATGCGAGGTCCAGGTCGTGAAACTCAGCCATCGTCCTCAGATGCTCGTGCAACTCGGGATCGAGTTCGCAACGAAAGTCCTTGCCCCGCAGGCTCAAGAGAAGATCCATCCGGCGACAACGCCCATAGAACCGGATGGCAACGACGCGCGAGGGAGGAGAAGGCGTCGGGCCGGGGAAATCACGCGGCCCTCCGTTCGGCGCGGAGATACTCAGCGACCGACTGAAGGCGCTTGTAGGATGGCGAGGATTTGTACTTGCCGCGCCCAAGCTGGGAAATCCACGAATACGAAACGCCCGGAATGTCCCTGGCGATTCGCTTCCAATCGCCTTTCCGGGCGGCTAAACCCGCAACAACTTCCGTGATCAGTCCGTCGTCCACAATGCCCCTTCAAAAGTTTGCGCATTTTGCGCGCAAAAGTTTGAACCCGTCAAGCGGTATCGTTAACCGTATGCAAATTAAGGATTTGCGGCGCGTGGTCGCCCGGAACCTTCGTTTCTTCATGGAGCGGGAGACTTGCGCCTACAGGAACCCTAATTCGCTGGGCGTGGCATGTAAGGTCTCCCCGAACACGATCCGCAACCTGCTCGACCCGTCCAGGCGCACCACAACGAGCGCCAAGCCGGAGGGCTACCCTACCCTCGACATCCTAGAGAAAGTCGCCCTGAAACTGTCCTGTGAGGTCTGGGAACTGCTGCACCCCGATATTGAGAAGTCCATCCGGGAACGCGAGATGTATTTGCGGCTAGAACACAGTTTCAAGACCCTCCCAAGCCGATCCGAAAAGCTGGTGAAGCAGTAACCCCATGAATTAGGCGGGGTTATTGCGTTGCGCCATAGATGCGCAAAGTTTTGCTTGACGACTACGCAAACTTTTGCGGATAATCTCTCCCATGCAAGCCAACAAGGAGGGACAGCACATGGAAGCGACGAAGGAAACAGCCGACACGATCACGATGCCGCGCCTTGAGCATGAGCGCGATACCGCCGCAGCGTTCCGGACGAAGGCCGAACTCGAAACCCTCCGCGCCGAGAACGCGAGGCTGCGCGAGGCGCTGACTATGACTGCCGCGCTCTTGATCGAGCCGGGAATGATTGCAACCGGAAGCCCGCTTATCGCCGCCGTTGGTGCCGCCCGCGCCGCCCTCGGTGAGTCCGCCTAATGGACCGCCTCCCGCAGCCCGCCGCCATGAGTGCCGAAGCCGCCGAGCGCCTGTCCGACCGCGCCGGGGAGTTCACCGACGCCGAACTGGACGCCGCCGCCGCCAACATCTGCGACGACTACCTGACCTGTGGCCGCAGCTACCCCGACAGGAATTGGGGAAGCCGCATCACCGCTGGCGATTACCTGATGGCGACGTTTGACGAGGACGAACTCGCCAACAAGCTGACCGCGATGATCTACGGGCGGCAGACCGACCAGCAGGAGGCCCGGTTCCGCCTTGAGCGCAACTGCGAGGAAGGGATGAAGGCGTGGCTGCTGGACAAGCATGAGGACTTGGTAAGGGACAGGGCCGAGGAACTGGCCGAGGAACTGGCGGAGGACGAATGAATCTCCCCCACGACCTGAAGCACTACCGCCCCTCCGAGGATGCTTTCCAACTCATCGAACCGGAACTGGCCGCGTGGCTGCTGATCGTCGCGCTGATCCTGACCGCGATTCTGGAGGGACTGTGAAACCGCGATTCAAAGTCGTTGCCGGTCGGCCGATGGAGATCAAGCCCCGCCTTCGCCCGGTCGAATCAAAACTTGAGCAGGCGATCCGCTGGCTGCGCGAACGCAATCTCTACATACTCGATTCGGGTAGCCAGCGCCCCAAATGGGGTATTCCGGGGAAAGCCAAATGACCGAACAGGAACTTGAGGACGCTGACAACCTTCAGCACGAAACAGAGTACCAACGCTGGGAAGAATATATGGAATGGCGCGAACACAACAAGGAGCAGGAAGATGAACAGCAGCACTGAGATCGACAGGCTTGCAGCGGCCCTGGTCGCCGCGCAGAAGGAAATGAAGAATCCTCACTTTGACGCCAAGAACCCGCATTTTGGCAGCAAGTACGCTTCCCTCGTTTCGGTGCGCGAGGCGGTACTCCCGGCACTGAACAAGCACGGACTCGCTATCACCCAATTCCCGAAGTACGGGAACGGGTACGCGGGATGCGTCTCGCGCCTCATGCACGTTTCCGGGCAATGGCTGGAGGAAGAATGTCTCCTGCCGGTTGGCAAGGAAACCGCCCACGCTGCGGGTAGTTGCCTGACGTACACCCGGCGCTATGGCCTGCAGTCCATCGCTGGCGTTGTTGCCGATGAGGACGACGACGCGAATGCGGCTGTGCAGCCGAAAGCCTCTGCGGTGCCGACCACGGTTGGCGAGTGGAACGACCTGACCACCGACGAACAGACGTGGCTCACCGACATAGCCGAGAACGTGCGCCGGGAACTCGCCTCTAAAGGCGGTGCTGCTGCCCTGGCGCTGCTCGAGGAACAGGGGCTGGAGGCAAAACACAAGGTCGCCATCTGGTCGAAATTCGATTCCAAGGAACGCGCCGCCATGAAAAAGAAGGTGGCGTAAATGGCCGACTACGACAACACGAACAGCGGAGCGCTTTTCAAGAACAACGAAAAGGCGACCGACAAGCACCCCGACTACCGGGGGACGATCAACGTTGAGGGGACGGAATACTGGCTCTCGGCGTGGATCAAGAAGTCCAAGGCCGGGACGATGTACATGAGCCTGTCGGTGAAGGTGAAAGAGGAAAAGATAGCGCCGCCCCTCAAGCCCAATGGTTTTGAGGACATGAAGGACGATTTACCCTTCTGATGAGCGCCGCCAGCAAACGCTATCTCTCGCTGATTCACCGCCTGCCCTGCGTGGTATGCCTGATGCGGTACGGAGAAAACGTGCCCGCAGAGGAAGCCCACCACTTGGAATTTACGCGAGGGGATCATTCGGATTTCGCCACAATTCCACTTTGCAAGCGCTGCCACAACGGGATGCACCACATGCACCGCCGCTCATTCTACCGGGCGCACAAGCTGGACGACGTGAAGCTGCTGGCGTGGACAGCCGAGCAGATTGAGCGGCTGCTGTGGGACACCGGAAGAAGGCTGGCAGCGTAAAACGCCATTAGTGCAAAGACTGTTGATAAGGAGAGAGAACATGAACACATGGATTTACTTCAACGAGAAGTCACGCAAGTGGGAAGTGAAGATGCTGGATGGCAACCGCGTCATCGTCCTCGATGAGTTCAACAATCGCGGCGACGCCTACAGGCTCTCGGCCTGGGGCATCCGCTAACCGCTGGATTAGGAACCGGGCGATGAAACCAGGGACATTTATTCGACTCCCCGACGGGCGCGAGGGGACGGTCGTGTACCACGGGCTAGACGGCTACGGGATCATGTTCGGCAGGATTGCCGTGGACGTTGACGCGATCAACGGGACGCAGCCGCTGTTCGGTGAAGGACCGAAAGACTGGCCCTACAGCCCAGATGCGTTGCTCCGCAAGCCGTGGCCAACCGCGAAGATGGAATGCGTGGGCGATGAATACGAGATTGTGGAATGAACCCTCGCGTTACCTTCGATAGGGGAGTGCAGAAATGAACGAACAGACCGCACAGGTTCTCAAGCAAATCGCGGACAAGATCGATGTTCCCGTTCAGCAGTTGTGGGCGGGCTTGATTGCCTACGCACCGTTCACATTCTGGACATGGGTGGCGGGCATTGCCCTTGGCCTCGTAATGACGGTGCTGTTCGCAATCCTGACAGTGTGGTGCGTCAAGAAGGAGTCCGAATCGGTTCTCGCTGCCGCCTTTTTCACGGGTATCACGCTTGGTCTGACCGGGCTTTTAGGTTTTATTCACATGTCGGATGCGCTCGCCGCAAAGTACGCGCCGGAAGCGTGGGCGGCGCAGAAGATTTTGAGAGTAGTCCGATGACTGACCGGACTCACCTTCCCGCGCAGCGCCCGAAGCGGTGCCGGTGCGCAACATGCCGGTTCGCCAAGAGTGTCAGGCGCATCCAGGGGAATCTGAGCCGCTACGACCGCGCCATCATCGAGCGGCTACTGAACAAGTGGGCGATGGAATCGACGGACGCGGCGTTTTACCGAATCAAACTGAGGGAGGCGCAAGTTGAAAACTGGTCCTAGCACGAATAGGGTGATGGAGAAATACGAGCGCGCCAGAGAGCGCCTGATGCAGCGCGTTGCGATACACAAATCTAAACGCCATGCACCAGCAAAGAAGGATTCTGCCGAGCCGACTTTTGCCTACCGCCTGGCGCAGGTGGAAGCGCACAACATCAAAATCCGTGAGTACCTGAGCTATGTCGCCGGGTCGCCGGAAGGATGGGCACCGTGAGCGAGATCAACAGGAACAGCCACACTGGCCTGCTGCCGTGCCCGATGTGCGGCGGTACGGCTGCGGCGAACACCGTCCGGTACTCCGCAAAGCACGTCGCAGAGCAACAGTGGGAGCAGGACACCTTTCACGGCGTCAACTGTATCGCGTGCGGCCTAGACAACAAGGGCATCGTCGGCCACGGCAGTCCTGCGATGGCTGCGAAAGCATGGAATAAACGCAAGACGGTGTCTAGCGTTGGCGACGAAATGCGCCTGGAGCTTCAGTCCATGCCGCCCGAACTGATGGCGCTCGCCAAGGATCAGTTCGGCGCGCACTTCATCCAGTTTGAGATATGGGTCGGCAAGGTCATCGACACCGCGTTCGAGGCCGGGAAAGCACAACAGGATGGGCCAGCGGAACCAGAAGAAACTCCGATCAAGCTGAGGCTCGCCGCCGCGCTGAGGTCAGCCGAGCTTTGGAAGGATCTGGCGCTTGCGCCCTACGCCAAGCTCGACATCGTGAACGCCGGTAACTGCACGTCCATCGCCGTTAAATTTCACGATGACAGGATGCGCGATTACGGGCTTCTGAATGCGCTGTGTGCCACATTGGACGGAGGGAAGAATGGCTGATCTGACGACGTGCAAATGCGGCTATCCGGTCGCGCCTTGCGAGGGTGCCGCCTACTGCACCAGGGAGATTCCAAAGCCTTCCGCATCGCGCAACAGCGGAACGTGGGCTGATGGGTTTGCTGCCGGACAAAAATCGGTTCGCCGCACAAACAAGTCTGGCTGCTGCTGCATGCTCGATGAGCAAGACAACGTAGTGTCGCCGTGCCAAGCGCACATTGGCTGGCTCAATGCGGCTGTCTCGGAGCCAACGACAGCATCGCGCTCGGATGACGCTTTCATAGCCGCTCGCCTTGACTACATCAAGGGGCATGGCAGCACGACACGCGACGAGCTTGCTGCGTTCCATGACGGCTATAAAGCCGCCATCGCTGTGTCGGAGCTACGAACAGTACCGCCGCAGAGCTTCGATGAGGCGCAGAAGGTCTACGGCGAGACGCTGAAGCGGCTTCGGGAACGCTTTGAACAGTGGTTCAAGATGACCTATCCGCTGTTCCGCGAAAACGCTGGCCGCGACACCACGCTCAAGCATCAGCTTTGGACGGTGTGGCAGGTAGCGCACCTGTCGCCTTCGTCCAATGAGAGGTCGGAAAGCTAGTGGCATGGCGCGGCGACATAGCCGAATGGGACGTTGGCGACATCACCTACTTGTCCCTCGCATTCTCGTGGCAGGTACGGGAAGCGTGGTCGCGCGCCGTGTTCAAGAAGGCGATGGGCCAGCGCGTGATAGCTGGCGGTCCCGCCTTCATGGACGAGGGAATCCGGGACATTCTGACCGGAGTGGCCGAGGTTCCCACGAAGCGGGTATTCACGCGGGGCCACTGGCGCAATGTGCCAGCCGATCACCCGGACGGCATGGTGGCGCAGCACCACAACCCGGACGCGACCTTTGCCTCGCGCGGCTGCCCGGTGAACTGCTCCTTTTGCAACGTGCCGGTCATCGAGGGCGACAAGTTCACCCTGCTTCCCGACTTCACGCCGCGCCCGGTGCTTTGCGACAACAACCTGTCGGCCCTGCCTGCGGACTATCAGGACCACATCATCCGGCGCTACCAGGAGGCCGGGGTGAAGCTCACGGACGCGAACAGCGGGTTCGAGCCCATCACCTTCACGCCGGACGTGTACGCCCGCTGGAAGCCGCTCATCAACGAGGGGCGGGGGCCGTGGCGCTTCGCCTACGACGAGACAAAGGAGGGGCCGCAGGTTCGCCAGGTGCTGAAGATGCTGGCGGGCGAGCCCACGAAGCGAAAGCGGGTCTATGTGCTGGTCGGCAACGAGCCCTACGCCGAGTGCTTGGCGCGGTTCAAGGAAGTTGTCTCTGCTGGCTGCGAGCCCCACGTCCAGCCCGTGATGAAGCTCAACGCGCTGGACAAGGGCGACAAGTGGGTAAAGCACGACTGGACCGCGCTGCGCCTCAAGAAATTCGGCCGGTGGGGATCGCGGCCGGCGCTGTGGAAATCCATCCCGTTCGAGGACTACGACCAGCACTTCAAGGAAAAAGAGGAGGAATGCTATGACGCACAGCAAGGGCTCTTCGTCTGAGCCGGTGTCCGCTGAAAAATTGGACGGAGCGAAGTGCCTCAAGACCTGCCCGCGCTCCCGGTGCCATGAAGTCGGGCATTGCCTCGCAGCCGAGGCCGCCGTCCGCACAGCATTACCCGAGACGGAGGAGACGCCAGCCCCTACGCAATCGGTCTACAACGACCTGACCAGCTACGACACATGGGTAAATCCTACCGCTGCGCCCCTAACCGGCGACACGCCGATGTCGGATGCGCGATGGGGCGAGGTTTACGATCAGGGCGGGAACACGATTACGTGGTTCGATGCTGCTGAACTGATGTGCAAGTTCGCACGCGATTTTGAGCGCGAGTTGGCCGGTGCGAACGCGCTCGGAATGATCCGCATCCGCGAACTCGAACACGAGTTGGCCGAGGCCCTGAAGAAGAAAGAGGAAGTCGTCGGAAAATGGATGGACCGTGCCCATACTGCGGAACGCGAGTTGACCGCCGAACGCGACCGCCGCGTGAACGCAGAGCTTGACCGGGACGCGCACAAAGCGCGGCTTGCCGTCGTCCACTCTGCCAGCGGAAACAACAACGGACTCGCCGGTCGGCCGACCGCGCAACCGGGTAGCGGGGAGGACTGTGGCCCCGCGAAGGAAGGTTCGATTCCTTCCGGGTCCGCCTTATCCACCAAGCCGTTAATAACGCCGGGGCTTATTAACGATTCGGTGTCTGCCACCGGACTCGCTCACACGGATCACCCGCTGCGACACTTCGATCGCACCTGCCCGGCCTGCATCGCTGAAAACGCAGTCTCCACCACCGGACTACGGGAAGCGTTGGAGGACCAGCGTGACGCATGGATAGACACCCGCGACAATCCAGCCGCCGACGAGTGGATCAAGGGATTCGCGCAGCAGCAGATCGACGCTGCCATCGTCGCGTTATCCGCAACCGGATTGCCCAAATGATCGGCCCCGCTGGATTCATGGCAGCGCCGAAGAAGCGCAAGCTGACGTGCCCGTGTCCTGCCAACTGCAAATATTGCGGCGCTCGCAGGAAACGCGACAGCGTGGGGCACTACTGCGGCACGAAAAACTGCCAGTGGGAACACGGATACCGGGACTGCACGCTAGGCTCCCCTATTGATACTCGGAAAGCTCCATGACCGAACGCCCCATCCTGTTCAGCGGCCCGATGGTCCGCGCCCTGCTGGCCGACCGCAAGACGCAGACGCGGCGCGTCCTGAAGCCGCAGACCAGCGGCCACCTTGGCATGGTGAATACCTGCCCCTACGGCCAGCCAGGCGACAGGCTGTGGGTGCGAGAGGGCCACTACTTCACCAACGTGCGCGGCTGCGAACGCGAAGGCCAGGTCATCTACGCCGCCGATCACCCGGACGCAAAGCGCCCGCCGATGGGCGTAGGCCATCCGTGGCGCCCGCCGATTCATCTGCCCCGCTGGGCCTGCCGCCTGGTGCTGGAGATCGTAGCCGTGCGCGTGGAGCGGTTGCAAGACATCAGCGCCTCCGACTGCTACGCCGAAGGGTGCGAGCGCCCGAAGGATGTCCGGGTCGGCAGCGACGTATGCGAGCGCGACAACGCGCGCGGCTGGTATCGAGACCTGTGGGACCGCCTCAACACCAAGACCGCGCCCTGGGCGTCGAACCCTTGGGTGTGGGTGGTCGAGTTCCGGCGCTGTCCTTCCACTAGGACGACGGGATAATCAGTGGAGGCTGTCGAACTAAAGACCGACCAAGAGCGGAAGGTGGCCGAGGAAATCTCGCGCCTATTCGCACAGCACCCGCAACTTGCCGACCCGAAGCTGAGTCAATTTCAGAAGAAGATGGTAGCGCGGCGGCTCGTCAATCAGTTGCACGAAAGGGCCGCTGAATGTGACCGGGCAAAGGTCGCCCTTGAAGTGCTGGAATCTAACTTGCGGGACTTCCTGAAGTGGTCCGTTACGCCACAGCCGATCCTTCAGAAGAACGATTGCAGTCGCCTGCACAAGATGGTTCGGTGGCTCAAGCGGGCCAAGAAAATGTACGACGGGCAGTTAATTAAAGGCGATCCCTCCGATTTCGACTGGAAAGCCGTTCAACCATTCGTTGTTCAGCACGATTGGGCCGCCGCCTTCAAAAATGCAGGGGAGTACGCTGGCGGCGACTTCAACCTCCCGTTCGGTCAGTGCGCGTTTGAGTTGCGAATCAGCGGTAAGAGCGTCACGGTGATGGCCCAACAGAACGAGGGATGCGAACCGGCCTACCGCTATTACGCCGAATGCGGCGAAGCGTGGATTTCCGACGAGAAGGACGCGCACACATTCCCGCCTTTCATGCTCGCATTGGATGTCGTCAAGGCGATCTGCGTGGCGTTGGACGCCGAGGTAGCAACCCATCAGGTCGTTCGCGCCTCTGAGAAGGCGAACCGCCGCCGCGAGCGAGAAGGCAAGGTTCCATTCTTCAGTTACCACGTCGTCACCCTCGCGCACCGGAGCAGAGTAGCAAATCCGCTTGGCGCTGGCGGTGGGACAGCCACCAAGAAGCGCCTGCACTTCCGGCGCGGGCACTGGCGGCACTACTCCGATTTCAAAACCTGGGTTCGCTGGACACTGGTCGGGAACCCGGATCTAGGATTCATCGACAAGGAATACCGCCTGTGAGATCAACTGTAGCGGAAACAACGGAGCGAACATGCTTAAGTGGCTGAAAGAGGCATTCCGATTTGACGGCATCCGCGACGACGAATTGCCTGCGGGCAGCGATTGGCGGTGGCTGACCCCTATGGAGCGCCTTGGGGTGCAGTCGCAAAAGGATGCCGATATTGCCAGGGCGCTAATAGAAGATCGAAGGCGGAGGGCCGGGGCTTAACGGCCAGACGAGCGGAAACCGGATGAACCCGAGTGCCTTCCTGGACCCTGGCGACGTTCGCTTGTTGACTGGCTACGTCAAGCCGTCCAAGCAAATCGCCTTCCTGCGCTCTAGGGGTATTCCTCATCAGGTGAACAGCAAGGGTTATCCCGTCGTCCGCCGAGACATGGATAAATCAGCAGTACCCCCCCCTCAATTGGGGCCTGTACGATGATCGAAATGGGCCGACCTAAATCAGCCTTCCCAAGCCTGCCCCCAAGGATGACCGGGAGGAAGGTCGGGGAGCGCGTCCTTTACTACTACGGGCAGAAGAAACTGCCTTTAGGTTCCGACCTCACGAAAGCACTCCAAAAGTGGGCCGAACTGGAATCCGGCGAGCCTACCCCAAACACATTCAAGCAAGCCGCCGAAAGGTGGGAGCGCGAGTACCTCAAGGACAAAGCCAAAGGCACTCAGCAGGTTTACACCATCTACCTGTCCAGCCTGATAGACGCCTTCGGGCATTTCCAGCTTGACCAAATCACCCCGCAGTACGTCAGACAGTATCTTGATTGGCGAACCGCGAAGATTTCAGGCAACCGGGAAATAGCCGTCCTGTCGATCATCTGGAACTGGTCTAGGGAGCGGGGATTAACCAACCTCGCCAACCCCTGCGCGGGAGTTAAACGATTCAGGGAAAGACCTAGAGATAGGTACGTCACTCAGGAGGAATTTGATTCCGTCTACACCGTCGCCCCCCGGATAGTGCAGGACGCGATGGATTTGGCTTTGCTTACGTCTCAACGCGAGGGGGACGTTCTTAAACTAAAACGGGCGGATATAAGGGAGGGGTGCCTGTGGTTCGCGCAAGGCAAGACTGGCAGGAAAGTGAGGATCAGGATTGAGGGAAGGTTGAATACCGTCCTAGAACGCATCCTGGGGCGCTCAGGGGCCGTCCAGAGCCTCTTTATCGTGTCGGACGACCAAGGACAGCAGGTAAGGTCTTACGCGCTCCAGCGGGCCTTCAGGAAGGCTCAGAAAGAGGCTGGCACGGACTACTGGCAGATTCGGGATCTTCGGGCGAAGGCTGTATCGGACGAACCGAACCTGAAAACGGCTTCCGACCGGGCCGGTCATGCGGACGAAAAAATCACCGCCACCGTCTATAGAAGGCTCAAAGGAAACCTCGTCGGCCCCCTGAATTAAGAACCGTTGCTAATCTAGGCTAGGAAATCCCTTTAGTTTCAAAGGCGGTATTAAGCCTAGCAAACTTAGCTAGATTCGTTCAAATTCAATCAAATAGGGGAAATCGGTTCATATCAAATCCGGCAACTTGTGGGGCTACGCGGGTGAGTTATGAACCGGTTATTTCCTCAGTACCTCGGCAATGGAGGGGGCTATCTTTTCGACAGACCGCCCGATCACATAACCCCCAAGCCCTAGCTGGATGATGTCCCACAGTTTAAGAAGTTCGGCCTCGGTAATGCCGGGGGCGGTCCAGCCCAGCCACCTAGCAACGATCAATGCCCCGAAGGAGAGCATCAGGATCGGACGCCATGAGGATGTAATCCAGTTATCGCTTTCGGCCTCGGCCTTAACAATGGACGCCGCCGCCAGTTCAATCTCGTTGGCCCTGGCAATCAGTTCCCGCTGAAGGTCGGCCTGCATCTGCATCCGCTTCAGTTCATCGGCAGGATCGGGGAACAGGTTTTTGGCTACCTGCCCGAAGATGGGGGAGAGGATTCCTAGAATTGCTGTAAGCATTATGCTTTCCCTTCAAATAGTGCCCGCTCCGCAGCCCTTCTACGGACCAGGCCATTCAGTTTCTTCCCGCCTGCCATTACCCAGCGGTCGAACTCAGCCGTCGCGCCCTTGTAATCTTCCTTGTTTAGTTTCTTCAGCAGCGTCGAAGTCTTGAGTCTTTGGCATCCAAGGTTGAACACGAACGAACACAAGGCATCGAATTGATAAGACTCCAGGGGAGCATCCACATACGCATCAACGCAAGCCTCACAATCCTTTAGGTCCTTGCAGAGTAGTTCAGTGGCTTCTGCTTCAGTTAATCCGGTGACTGGAAACACCTCTCCCGACCTGATTAGGTGTCCATAGCCAACAGTTAGTTTCCCGGCAGCGCACTTGTAAGGTAGGGCTTCAAACCCTTCAAACTCTTTGATTAACTGGATGCAGCGGTCAGACGCATTCAAACTTCAACCTCCTTGATCTCCACAAACTCATGCCCCGGCGCACTGGCGACCGTCCTATCCTCAAACCAGAACATCACCATTCCGAAGGGATTAAGCCCCCAGCAGCCGTGAATCTCTTTCCCAGCTTCCATCCAAACAGCCTTCCGGGGAAGATTGGTTGCCTGCTGGCATACCCTCTTGTCGTCGTAGAGCGTGATCGTTACCGGCCCGCTCGATGTTCTCAGAACCGGCTTTGCAAATGCGCCCGTGGCGAATGTAAGCAGGACACAGAAAGCAACAATCGCCAGTGCAGCCGCCAATACCTTCCCATCTTCAATCCTCGCTTCCCGTTCCATCTAGAACCTCCACGAAGAACACGTCGCCTTCCGTTGTCAATACAAGACCGCTTTCCCGGTACGCTTCTGCAAGCGCCTCCAGATCAATGTCAGTGGGCTGCATAAATCAAGCCTCCATTGGCGACCGCGTAGCATCCGAGTGCCACCGCATACCCCGTGTTTCCCTGTAGCCCATACGCCACGGCTGCACCGATGTAGCCCACGGACATCGCCGCCAGGAACCAGTCTCCGGGCTTCATACGGGCATATCCGGCCAAGTACGGTTGTTCTTCTTTAGATTCACGATGGCCGGGACAACGCGCAGGTTTGTCTCCGCGTGCAGTCCACATACCAGTTTGCTTTTCAGCGGGACGATGTGGTCAACGTGGTGCGGTATGCCGGTATCCTTACTTCGCTGAAGCGCCAACCTATAGATTTCGCGCATCTTGAGAACGTCAGCCCACTTCGGGGTGGCTTGGCGTTTCGCTGCCTGACGACGGCGAACGCGCTCCATTTCAATGTGCTTGTTCTTTTGGGACCAATCCTTGCGCATCTGCACGAACCGATCTTTGTTCTTGACTGACCAAATCGCGTTGTAGGCACGCTTTCTGGCTAGCTTCTCCTCTTTTGTGAGAACAACCCTTGAGCTACGTTTATTTTCGTCATACCACTTACGCATCCTTGCCAGATACGCAGAGTGGTTTTTGACGGCCCAGCTACGTGAGTCGTGGACATGACACGGTTTGCAGCGAGGCCGATAGCCACCCTGCATTCTTGGATACTCGGATAGCGGCTTTGATTTGCCGCATTTGGTACACTGCTTAGCAGCCATTCCGACCTCTCGCATAGGTTGGTTGGTTAGGGGACGCGGTGCTAGTAACACCGTGCTCCCCGCATTATATCAAACACGGATTATTTCCCCCCTGAATTGGAAGCTGTTTTCGTCCAACCTCAGCGCCAATTCCGGCATTAGAAGCATCCCGTTTTTATAGGTTAGGACCGCCAACCCAGATTGCCATGATGGTTTGCGCCCCTCTAGGTAGTGGACAAATGGAAGATCCCGTGAACTGTCCGCACCCATACCGTGTCTCACACCATACCGTCTGCCGCGCCGGTCGTCATAAGGAACAACGTCCGCGCGGTGGTCGTGCCCGGTAACGAGGGTTACTCCTGATTCCTTCACGTTGTTATAACTAGCGTGCGCGCCGCCTTTTTCGCGGTGGCGAATCTCAGTGTGGCTCGGGGTATCTTCGTTGACCGTAACGAACCAGGCGGGAGTCCACTCGGGGAAGAAGTCTTTAAGATGGAACCCCTTTACCCCCCTGAACTCGGGGGCAACGGCAGCAAGGCGGCATTCCGCTCTGAGGTCATGGTTCCCGGCAATCCAAATCTTCTTCGATCCCGGCGATGCGTCCATGATCTCTTTAGATCGGTCCGTAACCTCGTCTAGTTCCTGCTTAACTGTGGGCTTGTTCTCCCAACCGATAGATGGGTGCCTGCTGATCGTGGAGCCGTCAAAAGCATCCCCGTTCCAGACGATTGCGTAGGGCTTAATCTTCTTCGCCAAACTGCATAGCGCCCTGTGCATGGTGGGGATGTTGTTGGGGTGGAAGTGCTGGTCCCCAGTAACTAGAATCACCCCCGTCTTGATCTTCAGTTTGACCTCGACCTTATCCGCCGTAATCAGCATGGATTGGTCGTAGGACGGTCTGCGAAGGTCTACGGTTTCGAGTCTTATTCCGTGGCGCTGTTCTATCCGCCTGCGTCTAGCGGCTGCGTTTGTGGGGCCTACATCCAGCGCCTTAGCAACCGCAGCACATGACCTGTATTGCTTCCAAATATTGATGAACTCTTGATCCGAACATCGCGGAGACATTGATTCCTTATACGAATAGCTTCAGGTCAAAGCCGTGCAGCTTGCATACCCTCGCGGCTAGACGATGAAACTCAGCGTTGTGAACCGTGTTGGCTGTTTCTGTTTTCCTGCGGGCTTGGTATGCATGGATCATTTCATGCGCCATCACCGCCATCAGGCTTCCGGTGTGCCCGATCTTTCCACTTGAAACTCTGATAATGTGCCCACCCTCACGAACATAGGTGGTGTGGTCGCCCTCGAATTGTTTGGTTCTCAGAACTCGGAAATTGACTTCGCGTCCTTTAGGCAATCGCCACGAACGGAACGGGGGTGTCGCTCTTAGGTACTCGTATGAAGCCTCCAGAATGTGCGGAGTCAGCGGAAGGCTCATGGTTATACGAAGTATTCCCCTCGCGTTGTATAACTAGTTAAGTGTCCTATCTGGTCGTACAACGCCAAGGATGAACTGGCCGTAGAAGATAACGACGCGACCATCCTCAAGGAATATGTGCAAACCTTCGTCGGTCAGACTTCCCCCCTCGATCACGCCTGCCTTGAGAGAGTTAAGTACCTCGTCGGCTTCTTCGTTCACTTGACCAGATTCGTCCAGCCCGTCTTTATCGCAACTGCCGCAGCTACAATTCCGCCCGCCCATCCAGCTAAGACTCCGAGCAACTTGAACGATCTAACAATGTCCTTAATGTCCCTCACGTCCCCTGCCATCTGCTCGGCTTTATAAGCAGCGAGTTCTGCCTTCTCAGCAGCAACAGCGGTAAGCCTTGTGTTCTCGTTCAGATGAATCTTTACGGTATCCATCTCGTTGACTAGCTTCTCTAGCCGGGGGTCGGGAATGCGGCGGTCGGAGGGCTTTTTCATTCGGGGACCATCTTGCTTTTTGACCACTGGTAAGCCTCCTGACCACCTCTTGCTGTTGCGCTCGCCGCCCAACTGCCAGCGGAATTTAGAACGACGCGCCTAACCATCCCAAGCCGTTCCGGTTCGGGGATGTTCAATTTCTGAATGTCATCCAGTTTCTTGGCGATGAAGTTCATTTCGTCAGTAGAGGCAATTCCAGACCGCTCCAGAAACGGACGGATGCTCCGCGAGAATAGAGCCCCCGCGCCAGTAGACGTGGCTTGATCCG